CGTCCATCTCGCGCAGGCCCGCCGAGCCGGCGTTGAGGAGCGGAATCATCTCGGCGCCGGACTTGCCGAATAGCTGCACGGCGAGCGCCGTCTTCGTCGCGCCGTCGGTCATCGCGGCGAACCGATCGGCGACGTCGCGCAGCACGATCGTCGTACTGCGGAGCGACCCGTCGGTGTTGCGCGTGTCGATCCCGAACGCCTGCAGCGTCTTCGAGTTGTTCGCGATCTGGATCGAGAGCTTGACGAGCCCCTTCTCCATCGCGTCCGTGCCGACGCCCGCGAGCTGGAACGCGAGCTGCAGCCCGGCGACGTCTTTAGTTGCGACGCCGAGTTTCTGAGAGAGCTTGAACGCCTCGTCGCCCGCGTCGATCGCGCCCTTGATCCAGGACGAAAAGCCGGCCACGCCGACCGCGACGCCAAGCGCGCCGAAGGCCTTCTTCGCCACGCCGACCGCGTTCTCGATGCCGCCCATCGCGTCGCCGACGGATTTCCGGGCGGCCGCCATGTCGGTCTGCAGGCGCGCGACGTTGGCGAGCAGCTGGATTTCGACGCTACTGACGATCGACATCTATGAGGTCGCCTTTTGAGTGTTCGCCGCTGCGATCGCCGTCTGGTCAATCGCGAGCAGCGTGTCGAGTTCCCACGTCGTGAGCCGCGTGCCGGTGAGCCGGCACCACGCCTCGACGTCCGATAGCGCAAGCGGCGAGGCGCCCATACCGGAACGCCTCGCCCCTGCGAGCGAGAGGAAGATCTCCCAGAGCGGGCGGACCGCCGCCGGGATTGCAGGCGCATCGAGTCGCGGGTCGACCTTGCCGGTCGATACCGCGTAGCGCTGCAGGTGAGTCCGTAGCGTCGCGCCGTCCTCGAGGCGCGTGCCGAGCTCGATCTCGCGCTCTGCCGCCGCGATTAGGGCGCGGCGGAGCGCTTGATAAAATTCTCGACGTCGTCGAGCGCCTCCTTCACCGCGCGACGGAACCAGCCCTTCGCCGGATCAGCGAGCAGCGCGAGGACGTTCTCCTTCGTGCAGGGCAGCGCCTGGCCGCCCTTGCCGATGCCGCGCCAGGCGAGGACGCACGAGGCCATGTGAACGGTCTCGTCCTCCTGCTCGTCGACCGGATCGTCGAGCTCGAGCTTGCCCGTGCGGGCGAGCTGCTTGCGCATCCGGCGCGCCTTGTCGAGCGCGTAGCTCTTGCGAACCGCGTGCTCGGGACCGGCAAGCGTGACGAACACGCCAGGCACCGGCTGGCCGTTGACCTTCAGGTTCACTTCCGCGGAGCCGATGTCCGCAATCGAATCGACGTCAAACAAAGTTTCTGTAGTCATATTTCCTCGCAGGGGTTGAACAAAGAAACCGGACACCGACCGGCCGCCCCTGCGAGAGGCGGTCCGGCCGGTGCCGGCAAATCGACGTCAGGCCGCCGAGTCCTGGATCGCGATCGTGGTCGCCTCGGTGGCGATGCCCGTGCCGCCGGCGGTGTTCAGGAGCGCCTGGAACGGGATCGTCTGGATGAGGCCGCCCTCGCCGTCCGACTTGGCCGCGCCGCCGAGCTTGATGCGCGGCAGGACGACGGTCAGGAAGTCCGAATCCTTTGCGCTGCCCGTCGTGAAGGCGGCGATCAGATCGAGCTCGGTCTCGTTGAGGAACGCATCGCGCAGCGTCACGCTGTCGAAGTACGCGGTCGCCTGGCCGGACACGAGGACGCGGCCGGGGAACAGGAACGGCACGGTATTCGAGCCGACCACCGGGTCGCCCGAATAATTGCTGTTGATGTCGACCGAGAGGCCGGTCAGCGTCGCGACGGTCGAGCCGCCCACGCGCAGCACGCCGTTCACGGCGGCCAGGCAGCCGGTCGTCGTCGCGGCGGTCGGCGAGGTGAAGTACTGCGACGCGGCGGTCGTCACGTTCTGTCCCATGACGTCAGCGTCGAAGGTCACCATTCCAGACGGCGGCATCGCGAGCGCGATCCGCGAGGCCTTGCAGCCCGAGAACACTTCCGACTGACCGAGGTCCGCGTAGAAGTGTTCGATCGAGAACGAGTTGTCGGTGTGCCCGGTGAGCGGCACGAACGACTTCTTGCCGGTGGCCGCGATGGTGCACGAGGCGATCGGGCCTTCGGCGGTCATCGTCGTGCCGTTGAGCACGATCCCAGTGATGACCGTGCCGGTGAGGCCGGTGACGAGCACGTTCTTGTTTAGGTTGTTCGCGTTCACCGAGCCCGCGGTGATGCGCACGACGTCGCCGACCTTGAAGCCGTCGGTGAGGTACGAACCCGAGCCGCGCGTGATCGTGTACGGGCCCGAGCCCGCGATCGTCAGCGAGACCGACGAGGCGGACGATCCGGCCACGAACGCCTTGCGCAGCGCCTGGGCGAAGAAGTCCTTGTACGTCGCCGGCGAGAGCTCGCCGGTGATTTTGCCGCTGACGCGGCGCACGCCGTGACGAAAGTCCGCGATCTGCTGATCGAGTCGGATCTCGTTCGACTGGTACGCGTCCTTCGCGAGGTCAAGGGTGGACTGAACGCGGCGCAGCGACTGAGCGCCGGAGGCGCTCGGTACGGTGCCGTAGGTCGATTCGGCCTTATAGGCCAGTTGCTTAAAAACGCCGGATGCTGGATTCGGCATGGTCGTACTCTCCTAGTATGAAAATGCCGCGCCCCGCGGCGGTAGTTGAACTAAATCTCTCGAAGCGTCACGAGGAAATCGACGGCTTGCGTGTAGAGCTGCACGTCGTCGTCCCGAATATCTGGACCCGCCGCCCCGCGAAGGATCGAGACGACCTCGATCGACGCCACGGTGCCGCGCTGGTAGTCGAGCGCCTTGCGGATCTCCTCGACGAGCGCCTTCTGCTCGCCGTAGGTCTTCGCGACCGCGGTGCACTCGATCCGCGACTGCACCAGGCTGTACCCGGCCGCCGCGTCGAGCGTGCGCAGAGGCACGGTCGATATGTGCTCGTAGCTGATCGCCGGCAGCGTCGTGCCCTGCGGAATCGGGCCCGGATAGATCCGAGCACCGACCAGGGCGGAGACGCCCGCGGCGTTGCCGAGCAGCGTCTTGACTACCTTCTCGGCTCTCATTCGTCGTCCTCGGCCGGGAGGAACTCCTCCGGCAGGTTGATGCCTTCCTTCGTCATGCGCTTGCGCAGCCGCTCGCGGAAGGCCTCAAGCGCGCTCGGTAACCGAGCGTCGAGCGCCGGTCGCATGAACGGCTTCTTCTTCACGCCTGGGTGCGCGACCTCAAGCGTGTGCGTGCCGTTGAACTTGAGCGGGCCGTTGCGCCCGCGAATGATGTGCGCGGCGGTTCCGAACTCGATGAACCGCGCGTAGAAGACCGACCGCTTGCCCTTTTGCTTGCCGCCGACCTTGACCTTCGCCTCGACGTTCGTCGTCCCGCGGACGAGCCGTGTCGAGACGCGGATCGAGTCGCGCAGGGTTCCCGTCTGCACCGGAGCGAGCCGCCGAGCCTCCTCGGCGATCTCCTTGCCGGCGGCGTTCAGAGCCCCGCGGAGGATGTTCGCGCGCAGCTTGTCGGGCAGCCCGGCGAGCAGCGTGTCGAGCTCGCGCAGGCCTTTAACCTCGAGGTCAAGCACTGTACTGCTCGCACGCCATCGACCAGCCGAGCTTCCGACCGACCTCGGCGAGCGAGGCGATCGCAAGCAATCGACCGTCGCCGTTCACGCGCACGCGCATATCCGTCGTGACGCCTGGGACGTAGCGCGTCGTCACCATCGTGAGACGCGTCATCGTCCGCAGCTGGTCGACGACCTTCTCGACGGAGTTAACGTCCCGAACCTCGGCCCAGACCTCGGCAAAGGTCGACCAGGTAACGACCTCGGCGCCGAAGTCGTCGCGCGTGACCGTCTTGCTTTCGATCGTGACGCGACGATCGAGACGACCGGCGCGCATTTAGAACCCGCGCACTTTGTAGGGCGCGATCAGAGCGTCGACGCCGTACTGCAGCTGCGCGACCGCGAGGCCTGCTCCGACGACCACCTGTTCGCGGTTTGCGTAGAAGTGCCCGACGAGCAGTAAGATCGCGTGGCGGATAGCCTCCGGGATCGAACCCGGCGAGGCGCCGTAGCCGGCGACGAAACGGATGACGACCGGAGCGAGCCGATCGTCGAGCTGCGGCCACGAGTAGCCGTCGGCGAGAACGATCTGCGCCGGCATCGCCGAGGTGTCGATCTCGTATGCCGCGCTCGCGAGCGTCTGCAGCGCGCCGGCCGTGTCGTAGTACTGCACCGAGGTCACCGACTGCACCGGCTGACGCGGCAGTACGATGCCCTCGTCGGCGAGTGGCCAGTCGTGCAGCGTCATCTCCCAGGTCTGCGAGATCAGCGAGAGCCCGGTCGTGCTCTCAATGTACGAACGCGCCGCCATGAGATACCCGGCGACGAGCCCGTCGTCGGCACTCTCGTCGATGCGGCAATGCGCGCGCGCTTCGGCGAGCGAGACCGGGTCGATCGTCGGCCCGGTGATAAGGCGCAATCCGTAGTCCATTGTCACTTGTTCTCGGGTGCGGCCTTTCGGGCCTTAGTCGCGGCCGGCTTCACGGCCTTCACGCCAGGCGCGGACGCCCAGCCCTCTGCGATTGCAAGTTCGCCACACTCGTCGGGGACGTCGAACGTCTCGCCGGCGGTGTAATGCACGACATCGGTGCCGCCGTAGGCGTAGGCGAAATTCTTGATGACTTCGATCTGCATGGATGCTCCACAAAAGAAAGGGAGCCACCCGAAGGTGGCCCCCTCTCGAGGGTCGGACTAGACCCGATCAGGTGGTGCTGAACTTCAAGACCTTGATGGCCTCGCTGTTCACGACCATGCCGCCGACGCGCTTCGTCACGTAGAAGCCGACGTACGGCTTGTTCGAGTACGGGTCGCGGAGCGAGCGGATGCCGACGCGATCGACCACGGTGTAACCCGCGCGGAAATCGCCGAAGGCGATCGAGAGCGAGTTCGCGGCCTTCGCCGGGATATCCTCGGCCTCGATCACGCGGTAGCCGAGCAGCGTGCTCGGCTGACCGGCTGCGAGGCCCGGCTGCCAGAGGTAGGCGTTCGTGGTGGATTCCTTGAACGCGCGAATCTCGGCGAGGATCGCCTTGTTCGTCATCCACACCGCGTTTGCACGGTGGCCGGCCTTGAGCTTGTAGACGAGCTCGACCAGCTTGTCGCCCTTGTTCGAGGCGGCGAAGTCGGCCGAGACGCCGGTGGCAACGTGCTCGAGGGTGCCCCAGGCGCGCGACGAGTCGGCGGTGGCGGCGGTCGAGTAGTTGAGGAAGCCGCGCGGCTTGCTCGTGCCGTTGCCCGAGACGAACGCGCCGCCTTCCTGGTAGGCGAACTCGTCGGCGATCGAGCTGGCGATCCAGGCCTCGACGTTGAACATCAGATCGTCGAGCGACTGCTGCGTCGCCTGCGGGTTGGCGTAGATCTCGCCCATGTACGCCGCGGCCTCGTAGAAGGTCGGCGTGTTCGTCGCGGTGCGAGCGGCGGCCTCACCGACCCAGCCCGAGGCCATGCCGCGGGTGTCGACGAGCTGCTTGTAGTCGCTGGTCGAAACCGACACGACGTTCGCCACGGAGCGGACCGGGGAGATGTCGAGCAGGCGCTGCGCGATGACCGACTCGATCTGCTCCGGCAGCGCGTAGCCACCATCGCCAGCGGTCGTCACGTTGACGGCCTTGCGCTCGAGGTCGGCGAGACCCGTCTCGATGCCCTTGCGCAGGAACGCGCCGAAGGCCTTCTTGTGCTCGGCCTTGTCGACGTTCGCATCGCCGGCGGCACCGCCGACAGTCGCGCGAGCGGCCTTCTTCGTGGCCTCCTCGGCGGCCTTCTTCGCAGCCTCGGCGGCGTCGATCGCGGCGCTCGCCTTCTCGCGGGCCTCGCGGATCTCGGCCTCGGCGCGGCTCTTGTAGTCCCGATCGACGGCGCGGAAGTCCTCGACGGACTTCGCGAGCGCCTCGACGGCGTTCTTGATTTCGGTGGACATAGTCAGTACTCCTTCAAAGAATGGATGATTGCGGTCAGCCGGCGATCGCCGTGCGTGCCGCTTCGATTACTTTCAGCAGGTCGTCGGATGAATCCTCGTCAGCGTCCCGCTGATCTGGATCGAAGCCGTGGGAAGCGATGCGCTTCGCCTCGGCGCGAGAGAATCCGGCGTCCCGCAGGAATCCCTCAAAATCTCGGCGCGTCTTGATCTCCGCGCTTTTCGCGGCGGTGATCCGCGCCTTGTCGTTGGCGGGGAAGGTCACAGGCGACACCTCCCAAAGGTCGACGTCGGTCAGGACGCGGATATCTTTGCCCGTGTCGTAGTCCGCGGCGACCGTCGAGTAGCCGATCGAGAGACCGGAGAGTGCGCCCATCTTGATGAGCGCGAGCGCCTCGCGTCCGCGCTGCGTCTCGGCGAGCTTGCCCTTGACGTAGAGCCCCTTCGCGTCCTCGCTCATCGAGGTCCACACGCCGATCGGCTCGTCGGGGTTGTGCTGCCAGAGCATCGCAGGCATCCGGCCCGAGCCCTTCGACTCCTCGAGCGTGCGCGTGAAGGCGCCCTTCGCGACGACGTCGCCGTAGGAATCGACGTTCCCGAAGATCGAGCCGTAGCCCTCGATCGTCCCCTCGTCGTCGACCGCCTTGATCTCGGCGACGACGCGCATCTGTTTCACTTCCATCCCCTTCTACTCCTGCGCGGCGGGTGCGCCTGCGCGTTGCATATTCAGTGGCTGTAGGTAGGTGTCCCCGCCGTCGATGGCGTTCATGTTCTCGAGCGCGCGGATGTCGTTCGCCGAGAGCCAGCCCCAGTTCCGACCGATCGCGTAGGCGTCGTATCGGGACTTCAGATCGCCGCGCGTCAGCGCGTCGAGGTTGAATTCCGCGAAATACTTTCGCGGCGCGGTCAGCAGTGCGCGCGCGATCGCCTGCTCCCAGTTCACGACCCACGGGCGGATGCAGTGGGTGGCGAACTCGATGCCCTGGTGCTCGATGTTCGAGAACGTCGAGCGCTCGAGGTCACCGATCAGGTGAGCCGGTACACCAAAGAGGCCCGCGATCTCCGAGCGCGTGAATTTCCGCGTCTCGAGGAACTGCGCGTCGTCGGCGGTCATCGAGAGTTTCTCGACGGTCAGCCCGTCCTCGAGCACGGCCGTTCGGCGCGCGTTGCCCGAGCCCGCGAAGGCGTCGTTCCACGAGTCGCGAAGGCGCGCGGCGGCCTCCTTGCCGAGCGGCTTCGGGGACTGGATCACCACGCCAGGCGTCGCGTCGTTTTTGAACAAGCGCCCGGCGTACTCCTGCGTCGCCTGGGCGATCCCGATCACGTCGCGCGCGTCGGAGATCACGGAGCGTCCGAGGATGCCGTCCGAGGAGAGCCCGCGGATGTGCAGGATCTCCTCGGCAGGGAACACGACCCGCGCGCCGTTTGGCCGCAGGTACTCGTAGGTGAGCGTCAAATCGTCGAGCTGGCCGACCGTCATCCGGTCAGGGTGCAGCGGGATGAGCTCGAGCACGCGGTCGCGATCGGCCCAGACGATCAATGCGAACGCATTACCGCGCAGGCAGAGGTTCCACTGCATCATCGAGCGGAACTCGAAGGAGGTCTGCCAGGCGTTCGGAGACGCGTGCAGGAGCTCGTACAGCGGATGCGCTACCGCGCGTTGCTTGCCCGTCGAAGTCCGCTCATATACGTGCAGCGGCAGGCTGGCGACGGTTTTCGAAATAACAGAGACCGAAGCGTGCACCGCCGCGATCCGCATCGACGACTCGGCCGAGACGTAGGCGCCGGAGACGGAGCTCGACCCGAGAAGGGCGGAGCGCAGGATCTGGTCCGGCGTCGACTTGCGGCTAAAGAGTCGGTCGAGAATTGACATCAGATCACCGTAATTCCTTGCGTTTCATAGACCGAGGGACGCACCTCGTCGACCGACGCGCGCGCCATCGCCATGAGAAGGCACACGATCCCGTCGATCTTCTCCGCCGACCGCCGCTTATCCGGCGCGAGGTTTAGGTTCTGGTCCCGCCGCGGCACGAGGTTCGAGGCGTTCCAGGTCAGCACCGGATCGCCGCCGTGGTGCAGCTTCTTCGCGACGTAGGCCCGTTCGAGCGCCTGGAAGCCCGGCTGAAACGACCGCGCGCCCTGGATGAACTGCACGAGCGGAAGTCCGGCGGCGACCAGTCGGTTCACGAGGTCGGTCGCGTTCCACGCGTCGTAGGCGACCTCGATCGGCCGGAACCGCGCGCAGTCCGCGAGGATGTCCCGCTCGACCGCGGCGTAGTCCGTGACGTCGCCCTCGGTCATCTGGATCAGCCCCTGCTCCATCCAGGACCGATACGGCACCGACCCGCGCTCCGTGCGTTGATGCACCGCAGCCTCGGGAACCCAGTAGCGGCCCCAGGTATAGAACTCGCCGCCGCGCTCCCAGACGATGCGCCAGGCGGTCATGTCCCGCGTCGAGGCCAGGTCGAAGGCGGCCCAGCACCGGGCGCCCTCGAGCTCGTCGAGCTCGACCGCACCGGAGCAGCGCTTCCACTTGCGAAGGTCAATCCATGCCGTCGCCGCAGCGGCCGGCCGGTTCAGGCGCTTGATCCGAAACTCGGAGAGCACGCCCGGCAGCTGCTTCGCCTCGGTCGCGTACTCGCGCAGCTTCTCGAGCGACACCGACACGCCGAGGAGCGGGTTCGCCTTGATCCACTTGCTCTCGTCGAAGTCGTCGTCGGCGTCGTCGAGCGCGTAGTAGACGGCCAGGAAGTGATCGGCTTCGACCACGCCCTCGAGCACCTGCCAGGCGAACTTGCGGACCTCGGCCCACGGGCCGGGGTTCTCGTAGCCCTCGGTGGTCGTGTACAGAAAAAGCGGATTCTTTCGAGCGCCCGTCGCAGAGCGTAGGACGTCGAACAGGTCGCGCGTCTTGTGCGCGTGCAGCTCGTCGAAACACAAGGCCGACGGGTTCAGTCCGTCCTGCGTCGATGCCTTCGCGTTGATCGGCTTAAACGTCCCGCCGTTCTCGTAGCGCGCGATCGCGTTCGCAAACGGCTCGAGGGTAAATGCTTCCCGAAGATCGGGGAGCTTCTCGACCATCCGCTTCGCGACGCCCCAAACGATGCGCGCCTGGTCGCCCGTCGTCGCCGCGCTGATGACCTGCGGCCCGATCTCCGGCTCAGTGCAGAAGACGTACAGCAAGATTCCAGCCGCAAGCGCCGACTTCGCGTTCTTTCGCGCGACCGCGTAGAGCGCCGTCGTGAATCGACGCGTCCCGTCCGCGTTACGAAAGCCGAACAGGTTGCAGATGAAAAACACCTGCGACGGTTCGAGCTTGATCGTCGGAGAATCCCAGACACCTTCGACGTGCGGGAGCTGTTCGATGAACCAGCAAGCCTGGTTTGCTTGCTCCGCGCTCCAGTTGAAAGTGCAGGACTTCTTCGGCGCTCGTTTCAGATCGTCGAGGAAGCGCTTCGCGGCAAGTCGTACCCACTTGCCTACCATCTTGCCCTTGCGATCGCTTGCGGCTTCTTCCGCGTAGGCGATCGCGACGGCGACGTAATCAGCCGGCGATGTCGGCCGGCTTGAGCTTCGCGAACTTGTTGCCTTCGTCCTTGTTTCCAATCGGCTTGACCTTCGATCGCCAGGCCGGCGAGAGCCCGAAGGCCGCGGCGAGCGAGTTGTACTGGGAGACCATGTGACCAGTCGGCGTCTCGCCCGCGGTCCAGAGCTGCACCATCTTTCCGTGAACGGCGCACATATGAGCGAAGGCCGAGAGGTCCGCTTCCGCTAACAGCTTGTTAGCGACCAGGATCGGCGCGAGGCGCTTCCACTCGTTCGCGGCGTGCGCGTTCGGCAGCCATTCGGGCGCCGACGGCACCTCATCGACCAGCGGCAGATCGATCCCGCCGGTCTCGACGCGATCTTTTCGCACCGTTCCCGTGATGAGCTTGAGATTCGCTGGCGTCTTCGGTGGCCCTGGCATAAACCCATTTCCTGATCTTGACCGTGCCTAATTTCGGGCACCCGGCCGGTCTATATCGTGTATCCCCAGGGATACGACCCGCCCTCCCCCTCGCGCGACTTCGTCGCGGCGGTCCCTCGGGTTGCGTCGGCGTCCGCGTGCGTGTGCGCGCGTCGGCCTCTGCGCGTTGCTACGTGCGCGCGGTTGCTTCGCTCGGTTCGTTTCGGAGTGCTGCCGCTTCTTCGCGCTGCTTGACGCTCGAGTGACAGTGAACGCACAAGCTCTGCAGCTCGCCCATGAATAGCGCCCGATCGCCTCGGTGCGGAACGATGTGATCCGCGATCGATGCGACGACGAGTCGTCCGTTCGCCTTGCAGAGTCTGCAGAGCGGCTCGGCCGCGAGGTGGGCCGCCCGACGCCGCCGCCATGAATGATCGTAGCCACGTTCGGCCGCAGTCCCCGCCCTAGCCTGGCGCGTTTTCTCTGCGACTTTTTCGTGCTGTTCGCAGCGCCATCGACCGCGCGGCACAAGCTCCTTGCAGCCTGGCGCGCTACACGGTTTCGGTGGCGCGAACGGCACCGTCAGCCGTTGAAGGCGCGGATCGAGACGTTTCGATTCAGCGTCTCGCCCGTTGAGAGCGTGGCCGTCGCTTCGAGCGCGTAGATCTGCCCGTGCGTCATGCCGGAGATCCGCACCGTCGAGACGGAGCCGGTCACGCCTTGCGGGGTGAGCGTCAGCCCGGAGATCGGCGTATACGAAACGGATGCGACCGTCGCATTGCCGAGGTCCGTCCAGTTGATCGAGACGTTCGCGGAATCGGCCGAGTCGAGGTGGATAATCATCAGTGCACCGTTGTCGATCTGCTGCCCGCACGAACCGTGCCGCCCTTATTTTTGGCGACGCTAACCGTCGAAATTTGTCCGCGTATGGACACCTGCCGATATACCGGCGACTCGTATGGAATCGCGAGCGCTTCGGCGTCGAGCGTAAGCGGCCCGAGCGTGGCGACCAGGTTCCCGTTCAGGTCGAGCCGCGCGGTAGCCGAGGCGGTAAGCGCATCGAGCTCGCGTGCAAGCGTGCCGACGATCGGCAGCGTGGCGGCCGATCCTGCGGTCAGTGTTCCAAGCGCGCCGGCGAGATTGCCTGCGATCTCGAGCCGAGCGGTCGATGCGCCCGTAAGCGTGCCGAGCCCAGCGGAGAGCGTAGCCCGCAGCGCGAGGCGACCATCGGCGCTCGAGGTGAGCGTTCCGAGCGTGGCCGAGAGCGTGCCGGAGATCCCGCTCGTCAGTTCGCCCGTCGAGACGAGCGTCACCGCGTCGAGCGTCTTCGCGAGCGTGCCCGCGATCCGTACCGCGCCCGAGCTCGAGACCGTCAGCGCATCGAGCGCGATTGCACTCGATCCTGCGATCCGCAGCTGCGACGCGGACGAAAGCGTAACCGCGCCGAGCGTCGCATCGAGCGACCCGTTGACGCCGGTCGTGACGAGCTCGCCGCTCGCCGAGAGCGTAACCGCGCCGAGCGTTACGTCGACGACTCCGATGCCGCCGCTTATCCCCGACGGGGAAAGTAGCGAGAGAAGCATCGGACTACTCCAAGGTCAGGAGCTTTGTCAGCGTCTCCTGCGTCTCGGCGATTTCGGCGTCGATCGAGGCGATCTGATTGCTGTCACCGAGGCGCACGGCGGTCTCGCGCTGCTTGGCAAGATAGCCGAGTCGCGCTTTAGCGACGTCGATCAGTTCCTGCACGGTCATACGAGGACCACCATTTCTTGCGAGACCGTCGAGAGGTGCGACTGCAGAAGCACGACGTCGTAGGTGTCATTTCCGTCGATCGCGGCGTATGCCGCCATGCGCTGCCCGAGGGCGGCCGTGCCGGCCTGCAGGAAATCCGTCGGCGTGAACGGTGAGAGGACGCGATTCTGTACGTCGAATCGGTACATTTGGCTCACGGCCGACGCCGCGTAGATGTTCATGTAGAACATCCGGCCCTCGTTCTCGAACGGCGAATAGGTGCCGCACGTTCCGACCGTGAGCGCGACGCTGCCGTCGTAAGTGATCGCGCCAGTCCATGTCCCAGTGATGGTCGCCGCGATGTCGAGCACGTCGAGCGTCGTCGCGCCACCGCGGAAGAAGTAGCAGAACGAGTGGCGCGCATTGCGGCCAGCATCAGGCTGAATACCCCAGGACGGCGCCCACATACCGCCCGACGCGTTCGCGGCAGGTGCCGCGCCGAAGTAGGTCGTCGACCAGGCGCCCGAGGCGATGCTGTTCGTGCCGTTGTTGACGGTCGCGTCGCCGTAGTTGTACGTGTAGACGGTCGTCGTCGCCGACGAACGCACGAGCATCAGGTTCGGCAATTCGATGACGTACTTCGCCGAGCTCGACGGCTGCGTCGTCCAGGCCGTGCCGAGCGTGTAGACGGGCGAAGCGCCCGCAGTGTGCGAGGCGATGATGCGGCGCTGGCCGACCGAACCCGGCGTCGTGGCGTCCTCGACGATGCGGATCTGAAAATTGCGGTATTCGTTCGCTGCGACTACTGCGTCGCCGCCTGTGGCCTGGCCGGTAATCGTTGAGGCGCCCGACGCGGTCGCTGCGAGCGCATAGCGCGAGACGACGCCGCTGTCGTAGTTGTAACTGCCTTTCACCACGCCATCGCCAGGCGAACAGTCAAACGGCGTGTATTGCTCATCGAGCACCATGATCGAGGTGTCGGTTCCGATCGTCGCAGGCAGGTTCGTCGTCGAGAGGCCGCTCGAGAGCGTGTTCGAGGCCACCTCAAACGAGCGCCAAATGTTCGAGGCCAGCGTACCGGCGCCGAGCATGAACACGCGGCCGGCGATGATTTCGTAGCGCGCGCCCGTCGAAGGCGTGAAGCCGAACGAGCTCTGCACAGTGATCGTCGGCGTCGTGCCGGCGGTGTTGCCGGTGATGTACCGCTCGGCGGTCTTGCCGGCCGTCGTGTCGATGATGCGCAGCTTAAAGCCGTACTCGCCCGACCCGCCGCGATTGGCGAGCATATTCAGGCCCACGGCCGTCGGCAGCGCAGTCGAGAGCACGACCGAAGTCGTCGTCGCGCCTGCGGCGATCGTGCCGACCAGGCCGAGCGAAGGCGCGAAAGCCATCGCGGCGCCTGCGCCGAAAGTACCGGCCAGCGCCGGCGACTGCACAAACGACCAGCCCTTCGTGACGATGTTGTACCGGTTGAGGACCGTGTTGCTCGCGAGCTGATACACGAACGGATTGCGCGAAAGGTCAGAGCGCATATCGGACGCGAGGCAGGCAGCCGCAGCGTGCGCGTTGGGAGCCGGTGCGACCTGCGCCCACATGAGCCGGTCGATGACCTTTTTGAACGTGTTCGCCATGTCCTACCTCAAGTGATCCGGCTGCGAACGCACGCGTGCCATGCGCTGACGTTTTGCCCGTTGACGAGCAGTCGCCCCTGCATCGTGTCGATCGTCGACAAGTTGGTAACCGTCGCGCAGGTCGTCACCGTCGTGACGGTAGTGACGGTCGTCACGGTGCCCGACTCCACAACGGCCGAAACGCGACCGCGCTGCAGCGACTTGTCGTAGCCGAGCGGTGCGCCGAGAAACGCGAGCATCCGCTGAAACA